AAATAAACTACCAATTAAGTTTTTTTAATAATAATAATTTGTATAATATAAACTATCAGTATATATTTGTGCTATATTTAAAAACTAATAGTATATAATTTAATATTTACAGTTATTATGGAAACAAAAATTTTAAAGGTAGCTACAGTTAACCAAGTAGCAATTGTGATGACAGGCGATGAATTAATCCCTATTAAGCCAATTTGTGAAGCGTTGGGAATTGCTTACGAACCTCAGTTTACAAAGCTAAAAGATGACGATTTTTTGAGTTCAGTTGTTACGCTCAGCGTAACAACTGGAGCTGATGGAAAACAGTACGAAATGGTATGTTTACCACAGGAATTTATTTTTGGTTGGTTATTTACAATTAACCCAAAAAATGCAAAAGCGGCTCAACCTCTTCGGTGGCGAACGTGTGAATGTAGAACTTCTGCCTACCTTGCAAGAATACATCAAGCAAGCCGAAAGCGGAAACCCTGAATGGATTACTCAGCTTTGTAAATATTATGGTTTGATTGCCGGTATGAGTAAAATTTAATATCAAAAAAAAATAATTATATTTGACAACTAATTAAAAAAATAGAACAATGACAGAAAAAATTAAATTTGCAGGTTTGGATATTCAGGTAGTGAATATCGATGGTGAGGTTTATGTGCCTATCCAGTTTTTTATTGATGATCATAATCTTGATTTCAATAAGATAATGATTTGGTTTAATAATCTTGGTTATTCCGAAAAGATAGACAAGGTAATGTATTTTATTGGCGATGTGGATTATTTGTGTTATTATATCGAAGATTTTTCATACTTCATTACAATGATCTCCGGTATAGAAAAATCATTATTTAATGCGGCTATAGAAATAACATCTTTGTTTTCAAAAAAATATATTGAAAAGGAATACAAGAATGATGTTCTTAAATTTATAAGCGATAAATTTAGAGAACCACAGTCGACGGATGAAAAATCTTCAATTGTATTTATGACCTCTTCAGATATTTTGGCTGTAATTCCGGCAAAACTAAAAGCGGGTGTTGACAATATTAAAATTGGATTGCTATTGCGATATTTGAAAATCAAAAAAAACACACTTTACTCGAACGGTCAAAGTAAATGGGGTTACTTACTTGTTAATCGTTGAAAAAAGCGAAACCTTACTTTTCGGTCATGTAAAAAAGAGGATACCTTACTTTTTATATTTTAAAATAAAGCAAACCTTACTTGTTTGCTTTTTTTTTTTCGTAAAACCTTACTTGTATCGACCAAATTTAAGAATGAACCTTACTTGACACCTTTTTTTTTGAAGTAAACCTTACTCGTTTTTGTTGTTTTTTTATCAAACCTTACTCGTTAAAAAACACTTTATATTTTGATTATTAGCGTTTTAAGTGTTTTTTGATAAAAAACGTGTAAAAAGGTACAACGACCCTACTACATTATAAAATACATATAATCAATAGTTTATAGTTGTGTCGTATGTAGTAGGGTATGAGGGAGTTTTTTTTATTTTTTGTATTTTTTGTAAAAACTGATTTTTTGGATATTTGAATCGACAAATTAAAATAATTATAACATGAAAGAACTAAATGATGGAATAAATAAAAGTGGAATCTTTGATTTCAAAATAGTGATCCTATCGCGCTATTGCGGACAATTTAACCAGGCTACGGAGCAAACTGCCACCGTGCGCAAAAGCAGCCAGGATATTGTAATGGACCTGCGGCCTATGGCTGAGTTTACAACCAATGAAGTATCACAATACATGGCAATGAATGGTTATACTATCGGGTTTGATGGTGATTCGCCAGCATGGCTGATGAAAACTGAGAATAAAAAAGAATTGACCAAATGAAAGCAATCGGTAAAAATAAAATTAAGAAAATTGTAGATGACCTGCAAACTATTGTTGCTGATCTTGAATTGTTGATTGATTCGGAAGAAACCAGATTAAACAAAATGGATTCGAGACAGCGCATGTTGAATGATAGAGAAAATACAATCAGGCGTGATGTTCAATCGTTGGATATCGCACGAATTCAGATCAATTGTTCGGTCGAAGATTTATGTAGAATTTTAGAATAAACGGGATTCCTGTCTTTTTTTCCACTTAGCCTTTGAATTTAATTTGTGTTATCAAATTATTCAAAGGCTTTTTTTTATGATAATAATACAGAAACCGGAAGGATTGCATTTTGAAAAGAATATACCTGATATCATTCTCGAAAAGGAAAATGATGAAGTGTCGGTTGATATAACCCTGAAAATAGGACAGACTGTGATACTGGAAGAAAACTACAAGTTTGATGCCAATGGGCTTATCACCGTGCGCAGGCTGGATGAAATAGTATCGGCTTACCTCACAGCTGTACAGGCGGTGGAGGGTGATAATGTGGTTACTACGGGATTGATGCAGACCTTTGATGTGGTATTGACAGTAACAGGTAACCTTGTATTAGAACATTCGGGATCTGTTCAGAATGATCAGTTGCTTATAGGACAAGAAAATCTGCCGGGTTATTTGTCGGAATCACTATCAGTAGGCGATAAGCTTCTAAAAATTGTAAATACGATTGCAAACCTGCTTATAACTCATTTGAATGACCAAACGAATACAATCACTTTTGATGGTAATGTGGATAATTTTACATCGGCAGGTGAGTTTGCTTATTTTGAAACTTACAGGACTGACACGTTAAGCTTTGCCGTTCTGAAATGTGAGGCCTACATGCCAGATTCGTTGGCTGCCACCGATTTTGTTGCCGATGGTTTTTTGACGCGCCTTCCGGGAGAAAAACGCACTTACATAAATAACAACGAATATTTATCGATACTTCAAAAAGCGGTGTACGATGCTGTAACAGTGTTTTGCACCGTGTATTTTGCCGGCACTACCGGCGAGGAAAGCGAGAGCTTCGCACTACTGCAACTTAGTGCTGCTGCAACCGATAGAATTGTAACGTTCAACGCTTCGGCAGGTGTGATAATATATGCTCATTTGCATTCAATACCTGCGATTACCGATAAGATAATATACAGATACTCGCTGTATTGCACCGGTGCGCAGTACGAATCGCAAAATTATACCTTCCTGGTTGAACGCACGAATTACAGAAACCTGAGATTTTTTGTTTTCGTGAACTGCTTTGGAGTGCTCGAAACATTTACGGCTACCGGATTGATTGTAAACAAAAAGACGAATGAGTTCAACCTTGGTAATATCGAGAATCATTACCGGAAGATTATACAGGACTTTGTAAGCGAGAAAACCTGCAATAGTGGCTACCTGAGTGAGGAGGAAATGGAGTGGATTGATGACCTGGTGAAAAGTTACACGGTGGGATTGTACTCTCCGGGAACAAGCGGTATGAGTGAAGAAATAACCCTGGTGGGTGTTGATAAAACTGATACGGATGCCAACGAGCTTCAGGCATTCTCGTTTGGGTACCGCCGGGCAAAAAATAATCACCTGCAATTTGCTGCTGCAGCTCAGGGGATATTTGACGACACGTTTGACGAAACATTTAATTAGAAGCCCCCTAAATCCCCCGAAAAGGGGGACTTAAAGAAAAAAAATGATACATATAAACCAATTAAGGGCAATACTGAGAGCGCATACGCCTTTCGATTGCAGGGTGTGGAAAAGCAACGGCGAAATACTGACGTATAAAAATGTGGTGTGTACATCAACATTTTTTGAAAATGGAACGGCAAATCTGAAATTTATTAACTCCGGACAGATACGTAAAGTACCTGTAATTTTTATATGGGAAGTAAACGACGAAGAAATTTATATATAAATCATAAATATGGCAACTGAAATATTCAATATTTCCATTAATCGGAATTACGAAGCTGTAATGCAGGCTATGGATAATGGCACAACTGTTTTTGAGGAATCGAACGACATTGAACCAAAAGCACTTCCGGGTCAGAAATATAAAGCTTACCGCGGTTTTGTGCCCTGGGGAGATGACAACCTCAGACCGAATGAGGTGATAGAATTGCAACGCAAGGATGAAGTACGATCGGCTAATCAGTTTTTCAATATCCTCTCCGGATACGGGCTGGGACTTAAAGCTGTGAACTCCGATGGTTCGGAACTTACGGACAAAGAAGCGGATGAATTCCTGACGCTGTATCACCGGCCTGTAAAATATTTGCTGGAGCAATTTACCGACCTGAAACATTTTTACTTTACAGTTTCTATTATCATTTTAGACGCTGAAGGTAAAAAAATTGTGCGCCTGGTGCATAAGGATGCCATGTATTGCCGCTTCGAAACTGCTAATCCGGAGACAGGGAAGCGCGAACATATATTTTATGGCGATTGGGAAAAAGCAGGAAAAGAAGATTTCGAGGTGATTGAATTGCTCGATATTGACAATCCGTTGCTTGACCTGATGATCCGCATGGGACGATTACCGAACGATGATGGAAAAACTGAAATGACGGAAACCCGCAAATTTGCGATTGTAAACGAGATACCTACTCCGGGAAATAACTATTATCCGTTCCCTTACGACTGGGCAATATTTAATTCCGGATGGTTCGACCTGAAGCAATCCATTGCAGCCGGGAAAAAAGCGAAGTTCAAAAATGGTTTATACCTTAATTTCCAGGTAGAAATTAACCGCGATTATTGGCCCACTATGTTTACCGACGAAAAAATAACCGATCCGGTGAAGCAACTCGAGCGCGTGACCCTCGAAAAAAACAATATCCGTGAGTTTGTAATGGGAATAGCCAACACGGGAAAAGTGTGGTTTTCCGGATTTTACATTCACCCGCAAACGGGCAAAGAAATATCGATGGTAAAAATTACCATGGTAAACAACAAACCTGAAGGAGGAGATTTCATTGAAGATACTGAGGAAGCCTCCAACATGGGATGTTATGCTCAGGGCGTTCACCCCAGTTTGATTGGAGCGACACCGGGCAAAACTAAAGGCTCATTCTCCGGGAGTGATAAACGTGAATTATTCACGATGAAACAAAGTCTGGACGTGGTGATCAGGCAAATATTGATGGAGCCTTATTTTGTGATCCGGTACTTCAACGGATGGTTGAAAACAAAATTTGATATACCGGTGATAATGCTTACCACCCTGGACAAAAAAACAGACGCAAAAGAAAGTACAACTAACCCAGATAATAAAGATGACAATGCTAATTAACTCAATTTCAGGATTTGTAAAATGCATACCTACTGCTACGGGTACCGACTGGGATGCTTTACAACCTTATGTGGAAACGGCTCAAATGGATTTGACCTTAAATTTATTGGGTACAGATTTGAACACCGCTTTAATCGATTTGCCTTTTGACAACAGCACACGCATGGTTGCCAACCGGCTGCTGGCTATGATAGCTTATCATGATGCCATCCCATTCGTGGATGTGGTGCAAACAGCTAACGGATTTGCTGTGGTAAG